AAATTGAGTATGTCAGAAAACGAATCAACGCAATCCTTGGACACTAAGTTCAAGCATTTTGAACAACCAGATGTCGTAAACAGCCCAACACACTACAACTTCAAGGGAATTGAAGCCATTGATGCTATTGAGGCCAGCATGACAGCCGAAGAATTTACAGGATATTTGAAGGGCAACTGCATGAAATACTTGTGGCGATACAAGTACAAGGGAAAGCCTGTGGAAGACCTAAAAAAATGTCAGTGGTATCTCAATAAGCTTATTGCTTCGTTGGAACAAGTGTAGTATAATTGGAGTCTTCGACTAATGAAAGTATCATTGATTGATTATATGGGCAGCGACCTTACAGTAGTAAACGCTGCCCGTGTTTCCTTTAACAAGGAATCAAAGCGGGTCAAGGTGGCTAACCACCACGACCTTTCAGAGAAAGACCAGAAGCTTATCAGTTACTTAGCTGAACACGCACACTGGTCGCCCTTCTCGCATTGCTTCTTGCAGTTTCGTATTGAAGCACCCCTATTTGTGGCACGACAGCTTATCAAGCACCAAGTGGGGTTGGCTTGGAATGAAGTCAGCCGCCGCTATGTGGACTATGAACCCAAGTTCTACATACCTAAGATGTGGAGAAAGCGTGCAGACAATGTAAAACAGGGGAGTGCAAGCGACAAAATACCGTATGACATTCGCTCATTCATGGAGCAGGCAATAAAGACATACGACAATATGCTTGAGGATGGCGTAGCACCAGAGCTTGCACGCATGGTGTTACCGCAGAACATGTACACAGAGTGGTACTGGTCTGGTTCTCTGTATGCCTTTTCTCGTGTAGTTAACCAACGTCTACACGACACGGCACAGAAGGAGACACGTGAGATTGCTGAAATGATTAGTCAGGAATGCTCACGATTTGATTTTAAATATAGCTGGAAAGCACTAACTGGAGAGGAGCTACATGCCGATGACAAGGAATATGACTACGACTAACCACCTACCAACCGATTACCAAACATTTATTGCTACATCTAGATACGCTAGATGGATTGAGGAAGAGAACCGAAGAGAGACATGGGCTGAAACAGTAGGCAGATTCATAGACAACATCGTGCGTCCCGCAGACATCGACACCAAAACAATTAATGAAATCGAGGAAGCAATCCTCAACCTAGAGGTAATGCCTTCTATGCGTGCCTTGATGACAGCAGGCCAAGCGGCTGACCGTGACAACACATGTGTGTATAACTGTAGCTACCTGCCTGTTGACCACCCCCGTGCCTTTGACGAGGCTATGTTTATTCTTCTGTGCGGCACAGGCGTAGGCTTTTCAGTCGAGCGTCAGGCAATACAGAAGCTACCGCAAGTACCCGAAGACCTCGCAGAGGTAGAAGATACTATTGTGGTACAGGATAGCAAGGAAGGCTGGGCAAAGAGTCTGCGTAAGCTTATCTCTCTGCTCTATGTAGGTGACATCCCCAAGTGGGACTTGTCGAAGATTAGACCTGCAGGCGCACGACTCAAGACATTTGGTGGGCGTGCCTCTGGACCAGAGCCGCTTAACGACCTGTTCAACTTTGTTGTAGGTAAGTTCAAAGGCGCAACTGGTCGCAAGCTCAACAGCGTTGAGTGTCACGACATCATGTGTAAGATTGGCGAGGTTGTAGTTGTCGGCGGTGTACGCCGCAGTGCTATGATTAGCCTGTCCAATCTATCCGATGACCGTATGCGTCATGCCAAGTCGGGGCAGTGGTGGGAGAATGAGGGTCAACGTGCGTTGGCTAACAACTCTGTTGCCTACACTGAGAAGCCTGACATGGAAACATTCATGCGTGAGTGGACAGCACTGGTCGAGTCTAAGTCTGGTGAGCGTGGCATCTTCAGCCGTGACGCAGCAGATAAACACGTTGAGCGTAATGGTCGCCGTGAAACTGGTAGAGAGTGGGGGACAAACCCGTGCAGTGAAATTATACTTCGCCCTTACCAGTTCTGTAATCTGACAGAGGTTGTGGTTCGCCCAACCGACACAGAGAAAACTTTAGCACGCAAAGTAAAGCTTGCTACAATTTTGGGTACGATTCAATCCACATATACACACATGCCGTATCTGCGGCCTGTATGGAAACGTAACACGGAAGAGGAAAGGCTGTTGGGTGTAAGCCTGACAGGTATTATGGACAATGAAATTACAAACAAACCGACTGCAAAAATACTTAATAAGTTGCGCCACGTTGCTGTACAGACAAACAACGAGGTTGCACAGCAACTTGGAATTAGTGCATCTGCGGCCATCACTTGTGTCAAGCCTTCAGGTACTGTTTCGCAGCTTGTTGATAGTGCCTCTGGCATTCACGCTCGTCATAGCACGCATTATATTAGAACTGTACGAGGTGATAACAAAGACCCGTTGACGCAGTTCATGCAGGACGTAGGCATTCCTGCAGAGCCTTGCGTTATGAAGCCTGAAAGCACGACAGTGTTTAGCTTTCCAGTGGCTTCACCTGACGGTGCGATTACACGCAACGACATGACTGCGATTGAGCAACTTGAGTTGTGGAAGATGTATGCCCTTGAGTGGTGCGAACACAAGCCATCAGTGACCATCACAGTTCGTGACGAGGAGTGGCTCAAGGTTGGCGCATGGGTATACGATAACTTTGACATCTGCTCTGGTGTATCCTTCCTGCCCCACAGTGACCACACCTATGCACAAGCACCTTATCAGGACTGTGACAAGGCAGTATATACTGAGACACTTAGTGCTATGCCCAAGTCAATCGACTGGTCAAGGCTTTCTGATTACGAGAAGGAAGACAACACGGCAGGTACACAAACACTGGCTTGCTCTGGTGATTCCTGTGAGGTCGTTGACCTAACTGCTGCCTGATGAGCAGCCCCTGTAAAGCAGATACGGGTGCAGATAGTTGTGAGCTAAGTAATGTTCACGACTTCTGCATCCACTGCGGGAGAACAACTGAAGACCTAACAAACTGGCAAAGCATGTCACATGAAAACAAAAAGCAGGCCAACATAAATGCAAAGAAAAGATTGAAAGGCTTGTGGCACAAGTAGGAGACAATATGGCTTACAAGATTGAGATATATGGACAAAAATACTGTAGCTTTTGCGACAGAGCGAGGGTGCTGTGTGAGCAACGTGACCTTCCCTACACCTATTACGAGATAGGAGTTGATGTAGACTTGGGAGAGTTCTCAAGGCTCTTCCCTGACAAGAAGACAGTACCACAAATTATGATTGATGGTAAATACATTGGGGGCTTTTCTGAACTAAATGCGGAGTTAACATTATGAATTTATTAGAGGCACTTACTAAAAAACTAGAGGGTGAGATTGCAGTAGCACAAGCCAATGTTGAAGTTTACCTTAACCAATCTGTTGGTATTGGAGAACACCCCGATGTTGTCGAAGCCATTGAAACACAGGTAGAAAAGATTGCTGCCGCCGATGAAAAGATTCAAACAATAAAAAAGTTCTTGACTTAATTGCATATATTTAATATAATATAAGATAAGCGGTGGGCAGAGTTCTTCAGTCCTTTCTCTCTCTCATGTCCACCGCACCTTATATTGGAGCAGTTATGAAAAGAAGACCAGTTATTTATATTGGATATGATGACCGTGACAGCAGAGCTTACGAAGTTCTGGAACACTCAATCCGTAAATACAATACAAAATACGACATCATCCCCCTGCTTGAGCCAGAGCTTCGGCGCATTGGCTTGTACCGCAGGGCTTCACGTGTGTTTGAACACGACCCGAAACAACGATATGATGTCTTCGACAACAAACCATTTAGTACAGACTTTACATTTACCCGTTTCTTGGTTCCTGCATTGAACCAGTATCAGGGTCTGGCATTGTTTATGGATGCTGACATGTTTGTGCGTGGTGACATCGAAGGTATCTTTGGCGTTTACGGTAAGCGAACAGACTTTGCTGTTCAGTGTATCAAGCACAAATATGAGCCACCCGAAGGAGCAAAGATGGACGGAGTTGCACAAACCCGCTATCGTAGAAAAAACTGGTCTAGCTTTATGCTGTTCAACTGCTCCCACCCAAGCAACAAAAAGCTAACAGTTGATGCGGTCAACCTGCAAACAGGTTCTTGGTTGCACTCTTTTGGGTGGCTTGACGATGACGAGATTGGAGACATACATGAAGAATGGAATTGGCTTGACGGACACTCAAGCGAACATGTTGAGGCGAAGAATGCTCACTTTACGACAGGTGGTCCGTGGTTTAAAGACTGGAAACCGAAGCGACCTATTGACGAAGCGTACACAGAAGAATGGCTTGCCACTGAAAAAGAAATAACTACTCAGCTTATACTGGAGAATATGTAGTGGCGTTCTTGCATAGCAACATACCCCACTTTAAGTGCTGGGTACGCCGTGACTTTACGCACAATCACGAAGCATATCACGGAGAGTTTCTGCACGGCATGGCTGTCGGTGTTACGACAATGCCCAACAGATGCCTTAGTTTTCAGATTATATTTACAGGCATATCTGCCGAAGGCGAAGAAGAAGATACGGTGCATGGCGGTGCAATGTGGGCAAGGATGCCTATCACAGGCTTGATGGGAGACATCCCTGTAGAAGACTGGCCTCAACAAATGGCAACACACCAAGCACAGCCTTGGGATTGTGCATCACGAACACACTCCGTGTACACAATTGACAGAGCAACCCCCTGTCCTTGGCTTGTAAAGATTGATGGGGAGATGTACCCCGCCAAGTATCTATTCACTGTGGACTACACAGATAGCGAGATAGCTGATGACCCTGCACAACACAAACAAAGTCATGTGCTTTGCCTGCTGGACGCAGGTGAGTGGACAGGAAACATTGTTGCCCTACCTAACAACAGAGTTAGGGTCACGCACCCAGCCTGGTTTGTTACAGGTGAAGGTGCGCCAGACTTCAAGCCATCAGCACAAATACATTACAGCAAGAGCGACCTAGATTATACTCTTGATACTAACCAAATATTTAACAACCTATACTCAGAGGAATAATTATGTATACTTTTGTAACAAGCTTTCCTAAAAAACACGAAGAAGAATATGGACTGCCTATGCTGGAGTCTGTCATAAGCAAATGGAAACCAACCGACTTTAAACTATACGTGTACCTTGAGGGTTACAAAAAAGAAACAGACGGACTGCCGCAGGCAAGCTTCATTACCTACCGTCACATAGAAGATGTAGAAGCACGTAATGATTTTATTAAGCGTAATGCAGATAAGAACGGACGCTTTGCGGAAGCACCATACAATTACAGGCTGGACGCAGTACGTTTTTGTAATAAAGTATATGCCTACTCAGACCTTGCCTTTGAGTTAATTGAAGAAGAATACAAGGGATGGTTGGCATGGCTTGATGCCGACACTGTTACAAAGAAAAGATTTACTGCAGAAGACGCAGCTAAGATTATGCTTGACGAGGTAGACATGGTTCACCTTGGTCGCATTGACATTGACTACAGCGAAACAGGATTTACTGCATGGAACATGGCATATCATAACGCCTGCTCTCACATCGTAGATATACGTGGCGCATATGACACTAACGAAGTATTCAGCTATCGTGAGTGGACTGATTCATTTGTGTACACCCGCCTGCTCAAGATATATGAAGCACATGGTTCAAAGATACGCAACTTGTCAGAGGGAGTGCGTGGCCTAGAGATGTTTGAAAACTGTATGTTAAATGAACACTTTATACATAACAAAGGTAGTCGTAAGTGGCAAAAGAAACAGGAAGTATCTCCTGATATTGTAGGTCCAAAGCGTTACAAACAGCTTGCAGATTTGGTTCGCTTCTACTCTGAAGACCGTAACACCTTTACTATTGTAGAGACAGGCACATGGAATGGTGGTCGAGCCATTGAGATGGCACTTGCTGCTTTTGAAAATGTAGATACAGTACACTATCGTGGCTTTGATTTATTTGAAGAGGCCACAGAGGAGACAGATAAGGTAGAACTAAACATCAAGGCGCACAATCCTACTGAGGCTGTGTCCCGTAGACTTGCAGAGTTTGCTGTCAAGATGGCAGAGAACAATAAGAAGTTTACCTACAATCTAAATTGCGGTGACACCAAGGACACCATGAAATCCAAGAGATTCGATGACGTAGACCTTGCTTATATTGATGGTGGTCATTCATATGATACAGTTAAAAGCGATTACACTTTTTTGAAAGACGTACCCGTTATTGTATTCGATGACTACTATTCACATGAAGACAAAGAGTTTTTGGATAACCCTGACTATAACGGAATCATACGAACCTTTGAAAAAATTAAGGACACTAATAAATATGTTCTTCCATCAGATGACCCAACTGCCTTTGGCGGCAAGGTTCATCTTGGCGTAGTTATCTCTCCCAAAGAGAAAGATTTACCACAAGAGTTCATGCGTATCCCCATCATTGTAAAACCAAAAGACTCAATGCCACAGGACGACATCCATAACAACATTATCTACAACGTAGAAAAGATTAATGACTTTGATTGGGTCAAGCAATACAAAACAAATAACAAGCACGCCATCATTGTATCAGGTGGTCAACTTAACATGAAAGAAATTAAGAAAGTTCAAAAGAAATATGATGCCGAAGTATGGTGTGTCAAGCATTCATATCCCCGTCTTCTTAAAGCAGGTATTAAACCTACAGCCTGTGTCATTCTCGACCCACGGCCTGTAGACGGTGTAAGCACGCACGGAGTAAAACGCAAAGACCTATTTAAAAAGGTTGACCCAAGCACACTATTTGTAATTGCCAGCATGACAGACATCTCTGCAGTAGACTACATTATGTCTAAGACAGATAATGTAAAAGGCTTTCATGCCTTTACAGATGCTGTACGTGACGCAGACAGGGAAGATAAGTTTGTAATCAATACCAAGCTTCCTATTCCTACAGGCACAGTATTTATCTCTGGCGGTACTGCCTCTGCCACACGAGCCATCGGCCTGCTTGAAACATTAGGCTATCGCAACCTACACCTGTTTGGATTTGATTGTAGCGTACCAGAAGATGCTGTAGATAAAGAAGCAAAAGACGAAGCAGGACAACCAAAATACTTGCATGTAGAAACTGGTGGGTTTAAGTTCTGGACAACAGGCGAGTTACTAGCCCTTGCCCAAGACCTTGAGAAAATGCTTGAAAGAAAAGACCTAGCACTAAACATAAACTTCTATGGTAATAATACTCTTGCTTATCAAGTCTTTGAGCAGTCGTATTACAATCAAGAGTTCCAAACTTTTGAGGAATTTATGGATGACAGGGCAGCTTAAAGAACGTCAAGAAAAGTTTTGTCAGGCATATCTTATCAGTAGAAATGCAACCTCTGCTGCAAAAGAAGCAGGATATAGTGAACGCTCGGCTTATAACCAAGGATATGAACTTTTAAAAAAACCTGAAGTACAACGAAGACTTGAAGAACTTGAAGACGAATACAGCACAGATGTAGATGTTGTCTCAGAGCTTGAGAAACAGTACGAGCAAGCCAAAGCAAATGGCAATGGTCAAACTGCACTCAAGGCTCTTGAGTTATTATCTCGTGTACGTGGCAACAATGCAGAAGACGATGGACCACAGGAC